TTGCCGAGCAGCCGACAGTGATCGTATAGTCGGCGGTGCCCAGGGTGCCAACGCTGACTATAAACTCTATGGCCTCTACCATCCCCATGTTAATGCCGGGAGTGGAGAAGGTCGCGGGGTTTGTTGCCGGAGCGGACACTGGCAAGAAAAACAGGTTCTGCATTAAAAGTTTCATCTTATTTTCTCCTTAACTTTCTCTTTTTTACCGGCTCTGAAGCGCGATTATGGGACTCAGTCTGATGGAGCCCTTATACGGCGTCAGAGTGCTATTCCACATCGGCATACCGTTACAGCGATATGTCCAGCGGAAGGCGGTCTCATCTGTGATGAACTGTACATGGATTGAAGTCGCCATGTTTATAGCGCCCTTCTGCCCAAGCATGTACTGTTGCGGATCGAACAGGATGATATCGCCCAAAGTTCCGAGTGCACTCGCCTGTTCGATGATGTTTACGGGGCGACCCTTGAGCCTCATGCGCCCGTCTTCGGTGATGCCCATGTTCAGGGACATGTAAACGGGTATGCCGCCTGTCCCTACTGCAAGGGAGAGCTGGTCAAGCTGAGATTCGACTTCCTGGTTGATAAACCACTCAACAGTGGCGCGGGAAGGCGCATAGCAGCTTTGCCACATCTTGAGGATGTTCTGCGTAACGACAGTTGCCGATACTTGGTTGGTCTCTTTTGAAACCTGGTACATAGCGGGGCTATTCAGGATGCCGAGCGGCTTGCCCTGTCCGTCACCGGCGATAATAGCTGCGTCATTCATGAATCCGAATTCTTCGGGGAACCACATATTGATGAAGCTCTCTAGTTGCACAGCATCCTGTAGCAACTCGTCCGTGCAATAGCACAGACAGATGAGCTTCTGAAGTTCGAGGGATATCTGACGGAAGCCAGGCTTGCTTCTGGTAAGCGTTCCGCCTTCTCCCAGCCAGTAGCCCTGCACTCCGCCCAAGCGGTATCCATCAGCGCGGCTGACTTCGTTTATCATTGGGACTTTGAAGCCGTTGTAATTGGGCCCGACTTCCTGCTTGCGAACCTTTGCCCAAATCTGGCCTGTGTTGTGCGGGCGGTTGATAATCGTGGGGAGAAACTCCTGAGCTACCAGAAAGCCGCCCTCTGCGGGGATGATCTCTGACGTACCTGTTGCTTTCTGATGTACACCAAGAAGCCGAGGGTCGATTGATTTGTCAATCTGCCCCTTTGCGATGTACGCAGCCTCTTTGACTGCGAATAGCTGCTCGCCGTAAGACTTGAACGGCTGATCACCGGCGGCCTTTGTTACCTGAACTCCGTCAGGTGTAGCCGTTGGCACCCCCGCGCCAGGCGTGAACTTGCGGACGACTTCCTTATCCTTTGCGTCGTCCTTCTCCCATCCCCACTCGCGTGCTTTTTTCTCTAGCGTTGCGGCGGTTGTTTTAGCCGAGATATCGGCTATTGCCGCCATGTCCTTTTCGTCTAAACTCATTTCTTTCTCCTTAAATTTTTTCGACTGCTCTTGCGATGAGGTCGTCTATGTTGGCGACCTCGATAGACTTCTCTGCCATTGCCTCTTCCGGCATATCAACATCGTTTGATAGCATCCCCTTAAGTCCGTTGTAACACTTAATGATAGACTCGGAATGCACGGCGAAGGCTTGCTGATGGCATTTATCGTGGGCTTGCATAGTGTCCATTGCCAGCTTGCACGCATCCATCGCGTGCTGTATGCAAACCTTTGAGGATTTTATATTTACAGGATTGTCGTATCCTGACAAACGGCATATCTCATCCAGTAACGCTTTATTCTCGGCGTTCAGATTGCCCTCTTTAACAATCTTCAGACAGTAATCGAGTTCATCTTTAATCTCTGACTGCTTCATCCCTTTACCATCCTTTTCCCACGGCGGGACTCCTTTGTCGAAATCCTTGTAGTGTGAGGCTAAATGAGCCTTAACGCCCTTCAAAACGTTATCTGGTATGTCAGCGCCTCTTGCGCCCTGCACAGCGGCGGCAGCGGCAGCGACGCCCTTCCAGACGGTTGTGTATTTGCCGTCACATTTATGATGGGGCAAATGGTAATCGCCCTTACTCGTGCCGTCACCGTCCGAATATGCGCACATCTTCTTGAGGTCTTCGACTTCGGCTTTCTTTGTCTCGGCTCCGGCGTCCCATGCCGTGCCAACGTCAGCCATCGGGTATTTGTGGTAAGAGATAACGCCCTTATCGACAATCACATCGGAGGCCAGTACATCATCATAGAGCTTGTCTATTACAGGGTTGAAACTCTTGCCGCGCCGTTCTTGGATAGTGTCGCGGTTCATTGGCACTACCACGTGGGATATTTCAACCAGCTCGCATTCGGTATATGTGATGGGCGGATCGTCTGCGCTCTTGCCACGTATAAAGTCATAGGGGATAAAACTCACTGAATATGCCGCCATTCCCTTTGAAGCGATGTTAAAGGCCCAGTCTGCCTCGGCATTACCCTGCCCTATGTAATACTTCGGCTTGCCGAATAATCCCCCGGGCGTTGCCACTAAATCAACAAACTCCCCAATCTGTTTGCGGATATCGGTATATGTATGGTCGGCAACAAGCACGGCACGTTTCCTGAACTGTGGCAGCCATTTATCGAACGCGCCAACCTTGATAACCTCGCCGCCGTTGGCACCGAACGTCCTATCCTCGGACGGCGTAGACAACGGAATCAGCATGTCGATAATGCCAGTAGCTTCGTCTACTGATTTAACGATACATCGAAATGTCTTTGTGATAACATTAGACGGCATTTACACCTCCGATAACTTGGAATATATTAAGCTCTCGCTGAATCAACTCGTCCACCAGTGTGAGATTGCCCTCTCGCTGCGCTACACGCGCTATTTGATGCTCGATAAAATTCGCATCGTCGTGCGCATCATCGTAAACCCACCCCTCGTTGTGCATCAGATTGCGCTCGTGCAGTTCATGGAGTAAGTAGTATTTAAGATCGTCAAATTCGCCTTCTACATAAATCTCATTTGGAAGCATGAAATCGGCCTTGCGATTGGCGTCAGTCGCTACGGCGGCACAATACACCATGTCGTTACCGCCCTCAGTGAAATCAGGGTATATCTGTTGCAACTCGCGGACAGAGACCAAGTAGACTAACGCCGGGGCATAATCGCCGAGTCGCACTTTCTGAAAACTAGCCATTGTCATTGCCCCAATCTTCAGCCTCTTCGTCCCCCCTGTAAGGCTTGCCACAGCACCTACACGCCGGATGGGTTGATTGCGGCGGCGTTGGAAAGTCGTCTATGTCAAATACCTCGCCGTCCATGTCCAGACAAAGCTCACACGTGCGCTCATCGTCCGCCGTTAGCCACTTCTCTTTGGTGACTCCCATACTCTTGTAACCCTCGGTCAGTCCGTAGTTACAAGCGTACATTGTTTCTGTTCTCGCAATGAGCTGGTTGCGGTCTATGCCGTTCTGTCCGCCGAACACGTCCGCCACGCGATCCGCTAAGTCGTCCATGTCCTCATTGTTGGCGTAGCCTTCTGCGAGGGACGCTGATAGCGCCTGATTAAGCGTATCGACAATCGAGGTTGAGGCGAATGTGGCTCTAGCGTTCAGCCACGCCGTCACATTTGGCACGGCTTTGATTGACTTGCTGCGAGTTACCATATCCCTGCCTGTCTGTATAAACTCGTGGCAGGTCTTTAAGAGCACTGGCGCAACCTTCTCTGTGTAGTCCGTGTGGAAGTGTGCCTTATCGAGTGCGGGCCGCTTGCCTTCGTGTAGCTGCTTGAGTATGTCCTTCTCTACGCTACCGAACACGCCCTTGAGGGATACTATAACCGCCTTCTCGTGCTTCTCGGTGTCGGCTATAATGCCCTTCCACTCAGACGATAAGGCTTTTTTTTTACCTAGTCCCTTCGGCGCGGGCACGTTGCTGCTATTCTGCACCACAGTGTTGTTGAGAATGTCAGAGCCTAACATTATTTGCCAGCCTGGAGCTAAAAGAAAATGATCGTCGGGATTGATATCGCCTTGGTCAAGTTCCGCCCGCGCCTCTTCTAAGCTAAGTATACTTAACTTGGCGTGCCCATCTAAGATAGCGGCCTGCTGCGCCACGTCCTCGGCTACAGGATTGTCAAAGTCAAACTCCAAGTAATCACCAAAGAACGGACAGAGCTTTTGGTTAATGGCCTCACGGATATCCGTCAACTCCGGCGTGCTTACTTGTAGAGCGAATTGATAGTTGGCGGCGTCGGCGTTGGCGCGATTGACGTTCTCGGATATGCCCACTATCGACGGATGTGTGTTATAAGCGCCGAGGATATCGTCCCGTGTCATCTTCGCCAGCTTCACCATGTCTAGCTGGCGGTTGTCTACCGTTATCGCCTTCACGTCGGAGCCATAGGCGAACATCGTTTTACCGGAGTTCATGTTGCCCCTGAAGCGAGCGTCAAAGCTCTGCTCTAGCTCTTTGCGCTGTTCGGGGGTTGGCGGCACATCGGCGGCAGCAAAGGACACAACCAGCGCGGGCACCGCATTGTTATAAAATACCCTCTCTTGGTGCTTCCGGCTTAGTGTGTCGATAGAGAGGCACAGCGTCAATGCCTGCGCCGGGGATACACCCCTGAATGGTGAGAACGGGTTGGGGTGCATGATATGGATAACCTCGTCCGGCTTGAATGGGATATCGATGGGCCCGCGCTTAAAACGATAGCCTAAGATATAATTGCCAGTTGGCGCGGGATCAGGGATGACAAGCGTGAACGCCGGAGGCATGAGCCACATCTCGGTGGGTATGCCGCCCTTAGTGAAGTTCATCTGCCAGAAGGACTCGCCTACAAGGTCTTTGTAGTTCTGATGCTGATAAAAGAACTGATACCTTGTCTGGAATTTATTCGGGTGCTTTATTAACCGTATCAGGTCGCCAGCCTCTTTATCGGTTTCGTCTACTTTGTCCCTCTCGCCCTGAGAGTTCACGCGGTACAATCTCCATGAGTTACGGGCAATGTTCGAGGCACGAACGCTAACCACAGCGTACAACCAACCTATCTGCCCGTACATCTTCAGGTATTGCTCATAGTTCCACTCGGGCGGATTAGACAGGTTGA